GCGTCTGCCGGCGCAGCGTCTCTGTGTCAAGCGGCTCGTAGCCGAAGTTTGGGTCGGCCGCGCGCTGGCGCAGTATCGCCTCGTTCAATGGCTTTAAGGCATTTTCCTGGAAACGCCAATACGTCCACGGGTCATCGACGTAAGCGTCGCCGGTAATGAGAAGGTTGGTGCCCAGATATTCGTCGATATCTTCGCCTCGCGCGTTTAGGTCGCGCACAAGGTCGCGAACGACATCGTTAAACGCGTTGCTTTCGGCGGCGCCCGAGAAAACAACGCGGAACGTGTCGAAAGAACTGGCAAACGCCTCGCCAAATCCCATCTGCGGGCCAGGCGTCACCGCCGCCTGCAGCGCTAGCTCCGGGTTAGGCGCGAGCGACTGCATGCTGGGCTACCGCTGCCCCAAGCGATTGCTGAGGACGATGTAGAGCTCGAGCAGCGGCACCTGGTAGTTGTCTAGGTACCGCATGCCGTCCGGCGCGAGCAGGTACGCGAAATTGGGCACGCCGGTGGCAGTAAAGGCTGTGTCAGCCAGGCTACTCTCTTTCGCCGCGCCCTGCGCGGTCTGGGGCAGGTCGTCAGACAGTCCGGCCTGGCGTCGCGCCTGCTGCAGGTCCGCAAACGTGATTTTGCCGCGCTTATCCTCCAGGTATTCGAACGCGCTGACCGGCATGCCTGGCGGCAGCCAAACCTTGAACGCCTGCTTAGTCACCGGGTCTTTTCCCTCGGCTTCGACAATTCCGCCGGCGACGTGCTTCTCCCCGGTGTAGGTTGCGCCGAGCACGCGCTGCTGAGCGCGCTCGTACTTCTTTTCCGTTACTTCCCCAGTCCCGGCTTCGGACAGCAGCACGGCCTCAGTAGCCTGCTGCAGAAAGCCCCGGTCAGCTGAGAGAATGTTGACGCCGCCGCTCGTCGTTAGCTTTTGCGACATGTTACGGTCGAACCCCGGCGCGTAGACGAGACTTACGCCTGTCGCCTTTGCGGTGACGCCCGCCACGATATCGCGCGCGAGCGCTTGGTTGCCCATGGCGTAGTGGTCGGCCGCCACGAAATAAACGCCGCTGTCGCTTGCTACCTGGGCGAGCGCCTCTTTGCCGACTTGGCCGCCGCCCTTCAAAAAACTGGCGAATAGATCTAGCTTGTCGGCTGGCGACACTGCGGGATCAGAGATGAAGCGTGTCACGACTGCTTTTTCGTTTTGGGTGAAGTAGTTGCGGTTGACGCCGTAGGTTCCCGCAAGCTCGACAACGGCGGAGAAGCGCTGCGTCAGCAGATCCGGGTTGCGCATGTCGTCGAGCGTCAATAGCGGAATGTGCGACCTACGGCTAACACGGTTGTGGTAGCTCACTACGTCGGCACTCGCCTGAGATTGGCTAGACTGAGCAATCTGCTGCGCCAGGCCGGCGAGCTCGTTAGTTGCCTCGGTGCCACCCACGCGCAGCAGCTGCGTCGCCAGCTCCTGTTGCGCCGATGGCGGCATGTTCCGCATCGTCGCTACCAGATCGACGCGCCTCCCCAACTCATCGAGCAGGGCGTTCGTCTCGGGATCGCCCAAGGCGCGCGCGCGTGTCGCCAGCTCACTCAGCACCTGCGGGCTAGGCTCTATTAGATCTTTCAGCTGGTTCTGGTGCGACCTAATATCTGCACGCAGATCTGCGGTGGCCGCCCTATAGCTAGCGTTGCCTGCAGTTATCTGCGCTTGCATTTCGGCGGCCAGCGTCTTGCGCGCATCCCCGGTCAGCCTGCCTGCTAGTGTCTTGTCGCCGGACACGGCTTTCCGAAAATCAGCGAGATAGGCGTTGCGGTCGGGCGCGCCAGCAAACTCTGCGCGGATACGCGCTACGTTGCCGAGCATCTCGAGCTTGAGAACGTCGCGCTCGATGTCGTCAGGGTCACGCCCAAGAGCGCGCTGGCTCTCGCGGTAAGACGTTAACGTCGCGCTTAGCAGGAAGTCAGGCATCTGCTCCCCGCCGATCCGCTCAACCGTCTGTTGCACTTCGTGCTGCAGTCGGATCTGCCGCGCTTCGTTTTCCTTCGCTTGCTCCTTCAGGTAGGCGCCAGAGTACGAGAGGAAGGCAGCGTTGCCCGCGATCTGCAATGAGTCGCCAAGGCGCTGAGCCGCCAGTGGATCGAGCTGCCCGATGGCCTCCGAGTAGCCGTCGATGATACTGCCGATCCGCGCGTTTAGTTCCTCCGGCAGACCCTTGCTCTCAACCCAGTCAAAGTGCGCCTGGTTGATAGCAGTGCGCGCGTCTGTCTCGATGCGCGACGACGATGCAGCGACGGCTGCGTCATACGCGTTGCGGTCGTAGATCGTCGTCGGCACCCTCTCAGAAAAGCGCTCAAGCGTTTCCTGCGGCGCGGTTGCACCCGCACGCCGCCCCTCGAGGCGAGCGCGCTCCCCGAGCGACTGCGCAGCGAACTGCACGACGCGATCCGCCTGCTGGCTGATTGTCTGCCCCTGGCGCTGTGCCTCGCGCAACGCCGCCGGGTCTACCTGGCGCGGCGCGGCCACGGCTGCAGACAGCCGGGCAGAGGGCTCTAATGTCGGGTAGCGCGCCATCAGCGCATGCCGCCAATCATCTTGTATTGGAACGCACCGGCGGCAAGCGACCCTGCGGCGTTGAACATGCCGGTGGTCGCTGCGGTCCTGCCGGCCTGGCGGTAGATGTTGGCTTGGTACCGGCCGCCGGCTTCTGCGATGCGCGCGTTTTCCTGCGCCAGCAGCGCGTTATCGACTTGCGTAGCGTAGTCCTGGTAGCCCTGGCTGATGTTTGCGTCGATCAGGCTGCCGGTGCTGCCGCTAAAAGGGTCCAGGCTGCCCTGCGCCGCGCGAGCGTTGATCGTCGCCAGGTTGCGGCGCATCTCGAGCAGATGTATGCGATAGCCTCTTGCCGCGCGCGCAGGGCGTCCGCCTTGCCTTGTATGGCCGCCATTTGCGCTTGCGCGTTGTACTGCGCCTGCGCTGCCTGACCCGCGCGGATCTGACCCGCTGCAGAAAGGAGAGACGCTGCGACGAGTGCTACTTGCACTACTGCCCCACACTTACTTTGTAGTCGAGACTCAGAAGGTGCAAAGCAAGCGGAACGGTCTGGCTAACCGTGATAGCGACCTCTTTGTTGAAGCCAAGCAACGGCCCGATTGTTTTGACGCCGGTAAACGGCGCGACTGCTGCGTCGAGGACGCTTTCGCCAAACTGCCGAAACGCAACCAGCTGCCCGTTCACGCTCATGGCCTGGCTTTGGTAGACCTCGGCGTTGACCTCGAGGACGCGCTTGCGGAAGCCCTTAAGGTTGCCGCTCGCGAGGCGCGGCTCGAGCGGCATGGTCTTGACTGTGACTGTGTACGGCAGGCCAACCTGGTAGCTGGTCGTGCTGGCGCGGTCGAAGGTAACGGTTCCGCTTGCGACGGTTTTGTCGGCCTGCACCATGCCGTCCACAATTACGTTTAGGGACTTTGCCTCGAGGTGCGACGCCGAACCGGTTGCGCTGGCGCTGGCGCTGTAGACGCCGCTATCGGTCGTCAGCGACGGATCGAATAGCTCGACGTAGTACACGTCGGATCCGTTTACACTACGCTTCACGATTGCGTAGGTGGTATCGACATCGACGCCGATAGCCTTGAACTCACCGTCGGTCGTGAAACGCGACGGCGCGACTACCTGCTGCGCGCGGAGCAGCGAGAAAACAGCAAGCGTGCCGTCTGTCGAGTTGACGATGAACAGGCGGTCAGCTTCTTCGGTTGATGTCGCGCGACGGATAGCCATATCCGTTGGCGCTTTGAGCAGGTGGCCCGACAGCAACGAGATATTCGCCGTCGTATAGCTCTGCTCGACGTCGGTAAAGAGCAGCTCGTTGAGCTGTTTACCCTGGCGCTGTACGAACAGGGTTCCGCTGTCGAGCGCTGCGACGGGCACGCCTGGCTTAATCCCATTCCGCGTCGCGACTTTGGTCGTCAGGTTGGCCGGCGTAATGGGCTCCCCGACATTCTGTGGGATGTAGAACTCGCCTCCGCTCGTGAAGATCTGCAGGTCGCGGCCGCTGTGTATATCGACGATCTCGTTCAGCTGGTTAGTGGTCAGCGTCGCCGCAACAGCTCTGTCGTCTAGCCCCTCTCCGAAGTCGAAGTCGAAATAGCTGGACACGACGCTCCCGTAGAACGTCGTGGGCAGGCTTTTAGTGCCGCCGAAAAACAGCCTTCCTTCGTGGAATGTGACACTTTTTGGGTACCCGCGTCCGACACTCCAGGCGTCCTCGTAACCAGTCTCAAGCTCCCAATCGCCGCTTGCGATGGCCGTCGTGTCAAAGAACGCGACCTCCATGTACGCCTTGACGACTGTGCTGCTGACGTACTCGACGATGCGGCCGCGACCGAAAGTCTGCAGCGCATTTATGTATTGGCCGACGTTGCCGGCGCTAAATACGCCGGCGGACGCGGTGATCGTGACGTTGCCCGTCGCGGCGCTTGGCGTAATGGTCGCAGCCGGGTTGCTCGTGCTGGCGGTGTACGCGTACTGCGGCACGTTGTCGAACGCGATAGTGGTCGCGGTCCATGTACTATGGCTGCCGCCGCGCACGATCTTGAGTGGGGCTAGATCCTCGTGAACAAAGATGATCGTGTCGGCGGCCTGCGCATAGCGTAGGCGCGCGAGCATGCTGCTGGTGATCGAGCTGACAGCCAGGTAGTCGTTGCCGCTGCCGTTGATGTTTGTGACGAGAGCACCGTCGCGAAATATGTATATGCGCTGATTAACCAGCGCGAACATGTAGCTGTCATCCGTGTTGAACTCGAACGGCACGAGGCGCACGCCGTTCTGCGGCGCGGCGGCGGATGGAAGCTGGTATATGTACTTGAGGCCGTCGCGTCTCTTGGCGCCGCCCTGTGGCAAAATAAAGACGTTAGTCGCCGTTTCGAGCGCGTTGTAATACTGCTCTAAGTCGATGCGCGAGCGCAGGAGGGGGTCCATCTCGCCGGCGCTGAAATTAGTCTGGATGCGAACGACACGGCTCACGTCGCCCTCGCGCTAACGAGCGGGTAGTTAATGAAGGCTTGGGTCGGCTTGCTGCCGCCATCCGCGCTCATGGCTACGCGCATCATGCCGCCGCGCATGTTTTCTGAGGGCGAGCCAGCCGCTAGCACCTGGAAGTATTGGGCCTTCGTGATTTGGTCCGTGACCGGTTCGGCGAAATGCCAGGCGAGCCAGTATTTCAGAAGCTGCACAAAGTAGGTCGGCATCACATCTTCGGAAGGCCGAAACTGATAGTCGATGTAGACGGTGCTGTAAGAAGTCAGCACATCGCGGCCGTAGACCTCCCAGCCGGTTGCGACCGGGCTTGTGCCGGTGCCGGCGCCAGGGAACAGCGCGCGCGGCCCACTGCCGATCAGATCACTTGGCAACGGGTATGCGTAAAGCCACTCGTTTGTTGGCGCATCGACGCTGCGGGCCAGCTGCACCTTTTTGACGCTGAAGCTCCAGGGGTAGGACATCAGCACGATGTCGCGCAGGTCGTCGTAGAGCCTGTCGCAGGTTTGAGCTGCGTCGGTGCCTTCGGAGAATGAGGAAAGGGGCGAAGCCCCAAGCATGATTAACGCGTCGGAACAAATGCTGAGTTTTGTGTCGCCAGTTGCCACGCCGCGCCGCCCCTATTGGATAGGAGGCGGGGGAGCCGAAGCCCCCCCGTCGCCACAGTTAGTCGGTGTCGGTTTCGGCGATTACGGTGCCGTCCGAGCAATCAACGACGCCAGAGGCGTTACTGAGCACGATGCACCAATGCGCTGTCGGCGTGTTGCTGTCCACGACGAGGATAACGTCGCGCACAGACACTTCGTTCGACACGGCGTTGAAGTAGCCGCTCGCACGAACCGTCGCGATTGCGTCGGTCGAAGTGTAGGACCAGATCGCCGGAGCGCTGCCCTTCTTGGACTGGCCCCCGATGGGGTTCCAGCCAGATCTCGCAAATGCCATCTTAGGACTCCCTGCAGGTGATTTTGACGATGCCGCCCGCCGTGGTGTCCTCGATGGCGACCGCGCCGGCACTGAACATCGAGCCGACCAGGAAGCTGGTTTTTTCGGGGACGTAATCGACGCGCGACTGCTGGTTCATCGACATGCCAAGCCCAACGGCGTTCTTGTGGAACGCATAGGCGAGGCGGTCGTTGGACCCGTCGATGGTCAGGCCGCCTTCGTCCATGTCGCCGATCACGACGATGCGAAAGCCCATGTAGGTGTTGACGCTGCCGTCGAGCAGATTGCGGGTTGACACGAAATCCACGCTGGTCGCCTGGGTTTCGCCAAGCAGCGCGTTGAGGCTGTTCGCATGGATCAGCAGCACGCGGTCAGAAGCCGGGACGTTGTTGGCGTTGAGCTTCTTCGCCGCTTCGCGGATCTTCGCGACATTCATGTCAGCAGCCGAGCCGCCCCCGCCAATGGTGTTGGCGACAGTGGCAGGCGTAGCCGCATCGAGCGCGTCGATGACGACCTGATCCATGCGGCGACCGATTGCGTTGCCGACCAGCTCAACCAATTCCGCGCGGTCGTTAAAGTTGACGTGCGACTGGTTGAAGATGTCGGAATACTCGAACGCACCGTAATCGACCATAGTCGCGGTTGCCTGCGAGTAGGTCGCGTTGATCGGAACAACGTCCGACTGCGGCGTCCGGATCGTCGCGGTGCCTTTGCCCAATTTTGGGAACTTGACGGTAGATGCGCCTTGAGCGTCGCGTTCGC